CCTAGGATCTAAATAACTTTCATGACCTTCAGCAGAATGTAGATGCTGTGAAGGAGTAAAATCAGGTGCTCCTTCGCCAGTTCTCCACAAAGCCGGGCTAGTTGCTCTAACTCTATTGTTAGGAAGTGCAACTATATTACCAGTCCACTTTCCAGCGTCTGTTAAATATATCACATGTGATTGCTTATGTTGAGCAGGATCATCTGCTATCTCATGGTCTGTGTAATCTACAGTAAATAAATATTTACCTTGATAAAATTTATTATCGATCTTACACATCCATGGCGAAGAACTTACTCTATCCATAGTTATAACTGAATGATGTCTAGACTCACAATCCCATGGTTGACACAAATGATCTTCCATAGGTTCTGGCCATTCATCTAAAGGTATATCAGCAACTAATGCTTGAATAGGCATTCTTGCCCACATAGCACCACCGTGAATATTACCTTCTTCCCAATCTTCGTCATCTATCTCACACCCGGTAAAGACAACTTGAAAACTTAATGATCTATCAGGGATTGTATTTACGGCTATTGCTAGCGCATGTAAATACTCTCCATGATAGCGTAAGTGATTACATGTAAACTCTCTTCTAACCCAACACTTAAAGTATGGGACATTGCTCATCAAATATGGCATTTATACCTCAATCTTCTTTTTATTTATTTTTTAGCAGCGCCGCCTCTTCTGTAACCTTTAGTTGCTTTACCGCCTTTGCTATAACCTTTGGTGGCTTTACCTCCAGCTCTGTAGCCTTTGGTTTTTTTCATTGCACCACCGCCACGATAGCCTTTGGTTTTTTTCATCATGCCACCACCACGGTAGCCTTTAGTCTTTTTAGCCATGCCACCCATGCCATAGCCTTTAGTTCTTTTATAAACCATTTAATACTCCTTTTTAACCTGTAAAAAATATAGTTACTCTATCTATATTAGATAAAGTTGCGTGTATGCCGCTTGAAAACAATACACCATTATCTGGAATATTTAATGTTTCTGTAGTGTCAGCATTTACAGGCAACACCAATAGTGTTGCCCCCGAACTAGTATTTTTGAAAGTAACTGTGCCATCTGAAGATCCACCTGAAACTACAAAACCACGAAGTCTTGAACGATTAGTGGTCATGTCACCAGTTGAAGTTACAGAAGCTGTTACAACATCAGAACTTGCCATAGTTAGCTCCTATTATGCAGTTGGTGAGTCAGACGCGATTCCAAAGAATTTTAATGCGATTACTCCACCAGCTCCTGCTGTTCCAGAAATAACTACTTCTACTTCATCAGCTGTTTCAGTAGCAGCAGTTGTAGTACCACCAGACATACCTAAAACTCCGTTGCAAGGGAAGAATCCTTTGAAACCAGTTGAGTTAATAGCTACTGAGATTCCATCTACAAAACCATCAGTATCTGCATCAGTACCAATATCTACTAAATTTACTGCGTTAGCTGCAGCACTAGTTACAGTGATTGCTACACCCATTGGAATAAAGTTTGATGGTATTCCAATAGAACTTTCTTTATGGTCAGTTCCAGAAGCAGCAATAGTAATAGAAGTGCTGTAAGTTGAAAGGGTCATTTCATTAGTTAATCCGCCAGTTGTGCTATCTTTGATAATAGTTTTAAAACCATTCTCAGATCTAACTGGACCGTTAAAAGTTGTGTTTGCCATTTTTACCTCCGTAGTGTTACTGTCTTGGCGAGTCTGCTAGGTCAGTCAGTAACGGATAATTAATCCTAGTTGCCATAGGATAACAATTTTTTTGCCAAAAAAAAAGGCATCCGTCGATGCCTTTCTTTTATCCCTTGAGTTAAAAAGTGGGATTTACTTCTTATAAATCAGTACTAAGATTAAGCTCCTTTAGATCCGTAAACTGCTCTTGGGTTAGAGAAACCAAATGAATATCTTTCTCTAGCCTTGAAACGCATATTACCAGTATCAAAATCACCTTCCATTGCAGTTGACAAAGGAGTTCTTTCAAAATGTTTGAACCCATCTGGGACATCAGTTTTGATGAAGAACGCGTCTGTATCTGTTAAGAAGTGATTTACAACATAGCCATCAGGTAACATTCCCATGTTTCTAATAGCATTAATATCGTTATCAGCAGTACTTACTCTACCAGGTGTTTGTAACAGTCTATCAGCAACGAACTGTAGATTTGTAGGAACGATTAATTTCATACCTTGAAGAGCCAAGATCATGTCTCGGTCATCTTTAAAGTTAGCAATATCGATCAACGCCGCTTCTAATGAAGTTTCGTTCAAATCAGCATCAGTGCTAGGTTCGTTTGCAAAAGTTCCGCCGCTCGCTAATGGGTGATCAGTAGCACAAAGCTCCTTACCATCACCACCAGTAAAGCTACTATCGAAAGCGTTATTTAAAACAGCAGCAGCTTTAACTTGCTTAGTGTGAGCCATACTTCTAGCTAATGCTTTAGTATATCTAGCACCAAGTCTGTCATACAAATTATCTTCGATAGCTTCTTCAGTCAAAGCAAATGCTAATGCAATTGTTTCGTGAGAGTATCTAGCAGTGTATGACTCCATTGCTGTGTCAAAATTTACGCCTTGCCCTTCAGCTTTAGTTGGAGCATTTCCGAAACCTACTAGTAATACTTCTTCTTCAAACGCTCTGTCAGAAGTTTCAGTATCAAAGATTTCAGCGTGCTCGTTTTCGTACCTGTTGTACTCTAAACCGAAAAGGGCGTTTAATCCTGGTTCTAATTCTTTCGCTAATTGTGCTCTAGAAATTGCCATTATTAAACCTCTACGCTAATCCAGCGCTTTTAGCACCCATGACGTGGTTTTGAATAACCACGATTACATTTGTGCCTGCGCTAGCTACGTCGGAATTTTCTGGATCTTGTGAAATGTCAATAGCCTTCAAAGGTAAAGTTGCTGTAGTAGCACCAGTTGAAGTATCTAATTGCATATTAGAAGTTCCAGTTTTTGTGTCGCCGACAGGAGATGAATCAACGATATCAAAGTTACCAAACAAATCAGTTACGGGGAAAGCCTCGTCTGATTGAATAGAAAATTGAACCATTGGGTCATCGATAACATTAGCAACAATATCGCTAGCAGAAATACTGCCAGGGTAACTGTTACTAAATACTGTTTCACCACTAGTAGGGTCAGTGTATGAACAGCCATTGAAGACGCCAAGAATAGGTACAGTGCCAGAGGCAGCATGCCTACCAATAGTTCCCGCAGTAAGTTGAGTTACCAAATCACCTTGGAAAATAGCAGTAGTTGCACCACTTGCAATTCTGTATCTTTGTTGGCCGCCAGTCCATGATTGTCCACCGACCTTTCTAACAGGGATTAATCCCATTTTAGTAGTTTCGTTTGCCATGTTTATTCGACTTTAAATTCCAAACAATTAATAAATCAGAGGAAGTTATTTACCCCCTCCACCAAATGTAACCTTGCTTTTCCTTTCCCTAGAGATAGGCATAGCAGGGTTTTCTTCACGCATAAGGTCATTGTCCACAGCCGTCATTTGATTTTGTGTGGTTTGTTTAAAGTACTCAGATCTTTGTTCGACGATATCTTCGTCTATTTTGCAGAGTATCAAACCACCCACTCCAATGACGCCCGCATGACGACCATCATCGACGGTTGGATAATCGTAACCAGGAACTTCTTCTGGTTTCACTGGCTCCCAGCCTTCACGAAACCTTTTGGAAACATTAGTTCGGTCTTCTTGACCTAACGTTTCGGCCCTTATCCATCGGTAAACCGTACCAGCTGGAGGATCGTTAGGAACCTCTAACATGGAAGGTGGCTTCCAAGGAGTCTTGGCTTTTTTTGTTTCCCTAGTCTCTTGAGCTCTAGGTGCCCTTTTTTCAGTTTTAGTTTCTTTATTCACGATTTTTGTAACCTCGCTTTTTGTATTGCGTAATCTTTAAATGAAACGCCTAAACGTTTCGCTAGTCTTTGCTCGCTTGGAGAAAGCTCCACTCGATTACTTGGTTTGCGTCCAGTCGATGTAGTGCGTGATGGTGAAGCAACGGTTTGGACGGGTTTTGTAGCTTCCACGTTGTTATCAAACTTATTAGGTATTTCCGACCTAAGTCTGTTATCTAATTCATTGTAATACTCATCTGAGTTTAAATCAAAACCTTCAGCAGCTAATTGCTCATGAATGGTAAGAGCTACAGTAG